TTTTTATAAATATTGTACGTAAACGTAAACGTTTTAGTAAATGGTCTAAAGCGGATAATATTAATAACATAGAAACTGTGAAAGAGTATTTTGGTTATAGTGATAGTAAAGCAAAACAAGCATTAACTATATTATCGAAAGAACAGATTGCGGTGATACAAAATAAGGTTTTTAAAGGTGGACGAAAATAATTTAGTAGAATGGAATCCTCTGAAGATGTTAGAAATAGTGTTGACAGAACCCGATGATTTTCTCAAGGTGAGGGAAACTCTAACTAGAATTGGAGTGTCGTCGAGAAGAGACAACACATTATATCAATCATGTCACATACTGCACAAACAAGGTAGATACTTTATAGTTCACTTTAAGGAATTGTTTTTATTGGACGGTAAGAAATCTAATCTGGAAGAGAATGATATTATGAGAAGAAACACTATAGCTATTCTCTTACAGGATTGGGGTCTTATAGATATTGAAAATAAGAATATGGTAAAAGAATTTGCCCCAATGAGACAGATTAAGATAATATCTCATAAAGATAAAACTAACTGGAATTTGCAACCTAAGTACAATATAGGAAATAGTTGATATAGGATTGTATTATGGTAGGATATGGAATTTTCTCTGAAGAAAGAGAAAAAAATATAAAAACAAAAACGCCCTTTTTCGGAAAACTTCCAATTGATGTTCCTTCAGTTTTTGATTGGAACAAGTATATGCACTTAATGGATTCTCACCCCGAAGAGTTGTATGATAGAAATACTAAGAAGATGAGACTTGGTTTAAACTCTTTCCACAGTCGTCCTTCCGCACCAGAATTCGCAAAAGAAATAGTCTCCGAAATGGAAGACTTCTTTTCTCTCCATGAAGGTAAGATAACCAATATCGCATTCAGTGGTTTTGGTAGGGAGAGTGACAGCTATCCTTGGCATAAAGACTCTATGGATGTTTTTTTATGTCAGGCTATATCTACGATAGGTTTAAGGATAGAAGGTATCAATGATAATGAAGCTTTCCCTTTTAGTGCTGGAGACTATGTTTGGATTCCTAGAGGAACTCACCATCAAATAATACCTAAAGATTCTAGAGTAACTTTTTCTTTCGGTGTGGAAGGTGATCCGGACCCCTCAACATATTTCTAAGAGTAGGGGGCGTTGTTCAAAACATCCTCTATTACGACTTGCATAGTCAAACCTTCGTCCTTAAAAGATAAAGTTATTCTATCACAGTCGTAATTAGTGTAAGACTTACCATTCTTGTCCACTACTTCTATGCGTGTTGTTGTGGCTGGTATTTCCTGTCTAAAATTGTTTATGCCAAATGGATAGTTGATATCTGGATTATCCTCTTCATGTTGGCGCTTCCATTCTTCGTAGTCGTGCCATTCTTCCTCATTGTCGTTCGACATAGTATTCCTTAAAAAAAAACTTTATTTTTTATAAACTTTGTGTTATAATACTTATATATATAATCGGGTATGCCGAATGGTCGGGTACCCATTAATCTTGCATGAAACTAATGGAGAAAAAATATGACTACTGTAAAGCAATTATTCCCACGTAACGCGTTTGTGGGTTTCGATCATCTTATTAATGAGTTGGACTTCGTTGCAAAAAACGCAAACGATAACTATCCTCCTCATAATATAATAAAGGTATCAGACACAGATTACCTTATTGAAATCGCTGTTGCGGGATTTACCCAAGAACAAATCGAAATTGAATCTATAGAACGTACTCTCACTGTTGTGGGTGATAGTAGCGGTTCTGCTGACAAGGATTATATCCATCGTGGCATCTCAACAAGAAAGTTTAAAAGGGTATTCAGATTGTCCGAATATGTAGAAGTGGCTGGTGCCCTTCTTAAGGACGGTATTCTATCGATCCAAATGGAGATAGAGTTACCTGAAGAAAGGCGACCTCGCAAAATTTCAATTAATTAGCGAGGAGAATCTAATGCGGACTATAATCAGAAAGACTAAAAAAACAGTGAAAAAAATGGAAGTAGAACATTTTGAGTATCTGGTAATCTCAGTCTTAATGGCAAGTTACTTTATGGCAATATTTCCACTAAGGTAACACCGTCAAGAAACTTTTTAAATAGGGTGAGTCTAAACCGCTCACCCGACCTTTTAGGAAAATATATGATAGCGTATCAAATTGTAATGAAAGGAGACTATAAGTCTGAACAATACGCGGAAATTTCTAGAAGATCCTTCCAACCAGCTATCGATGCTGGTATCATTTCCGAAATAAGAACCTTTGATGCGATAACACCACAATCCCCAGATTTTGAGGAACACTTGAATCGATATGATTGGTCTCCCAGTTTGATGTTCGCAGACACAAGATCTGGCAAAAAAACTCAGGATCATTCTGAAACAGAAAAAGCTGGCATGTGTTCTCATTGGGAACTTATGAGAATGCAATCTGAATCTGACGAAAGATTTTTTGTTATGGAACATGATACCTACCTGTTACCTCAACACTTGAATACTTTCGAATTGATGGTAGATTTTACTCGATCACATCAACCTTTTTATGTAAACATTGGTTTGTTTATGGGTTGTTACTCTCTAGATACTCATTGCGCTGCCTGGCAGTACGATCTTTTAATAAATAAAGATTTCCCTATAAACTGTGGTCCTTACTGCACTCTTCAGAGATTGTATAGAACATACTCTACTCAGTACTTAGAGAAATCTGGCGTTAGATACCACGGTAAGGAAGTTACCGTCGTACACCCTTGGACTCAATGTACCACTTTGGGATTTGGTAGAGATTGTGGAATTTACCTTAACAAACCAGATTTAGACGAAGAGAACAGTATACCCAACCCAACCACTCAGGTAGTATACAAAAGTCTGATGGTCACTCAAGATCATCACACATACATAGACCGACATATAAAAAAACCTTGGACAAGACATAATTATTTTCACGTTATCGATTAAAAAGACTTTACATTCCATGCTGAATAGTGTATAATACCTGTTATATATTATGGAGACTTTATGGAATTTTATACATCAGTAACTCGTTACGGTAATAACATCCTCTACCGTGGGTATAAAGACGGCGTTCGTGTAAAAAAACGCGTTCCTTTTCAACCCACACTTTTCATTCCTACCCCAAAACAAAAGACTCCTTGGAAAGGACTAGATCAAATTAATCTAGAACCCATCCAGTTAGATTCTATGAAGGAAGCCTCAGACTTTATAAAACGTTATGACAACGTAGAAAATTTCCGAGTCTATGGTATGAACAACTTTATTTACCAATATATTTCTGAAAAGTTTCCCAACAACATAAACTTCGATTCCAAAGATGTTGAGGTAACCTACATAGATATTGAGGTTCACTCTGAGGAAGGTTTCCCCGAACCAACATTAGCGCAACATCCTGTCACTGCTATCACGATAATTCAGAGAGATGGAATTCGTCGGGTCTGGTCTTGTATTGATTATGAGAATACTAGAGACGATGTTCTTTATGTTAAGTGTGAGACTGAAGCTGAGTTGATGACCAAGTTTATTGAACACTGGAAAGAGTGGACCCCCGATATCATCACTGGATGGAACAGTACTTCTTTTGATATGACCTATCTTATTAATAGGACCATGCGTTTGTACGGTGAGGAAGAGTCTAGGAAATTTTCTCCTTGGGGTGTGGTCAGACTTAAGAAGGGTCGAGTCAATAAATTTGGTATGGACGAAGCTGACACATTTGATATTATGGGTGTGGCGCAACTAGATTACTTTGATCTATTCCGTAAATTTACTTACAATACATTAGGTCAACAAGAATCCTATAGACTGGATCACATCGCAAATGTTGTTCTTGGAGAACGTAAGTTGTCCTATGAGGAACACGGAAGTCTGCATAATCTATATATCGAAGACCCACAAAAATATATTGACTACAACATTAAAGATACCGAACTCGTACTTCGCATTGATGAAGTTCTCGGCCTTATTGATTTGGTTATGACAATGGCCTACCGAGCTGGAGTTAACTATTCCGACACCCTAGGTACGACCACTATATGGGATGTCATTATCTATCGTATGTTGAACCAATCCAAGATTGCATGTCCTCCCAAGATAGAGAAGTCTAAGACCCCATATCCCGGCGGATATGTTAAGGAACCTCAAGTTGGTCAACATAACTGGGTAACTTCATTTGACTTGAACTCACTCTATCCCAATCTAATCGTTCAATATAATATGTCCCCCGAAACTGTCCTTGATGGTATTGTCCCTGATGTATCGGTAGAGAAAATACTAGAAGGCAAGTTGTTTAATGATGACTTTGATTACACAAAACTCTGTCACTCTATCGCGCCCACTGGAGTTAGATTCTCTCATGATCGAAAGGGTATTGTCCCAGAGATTATTACTCGTTATTATAATGATCGTAAAGTTATTAAGAAGGAGATGTTGAAGACCCAACAAGAGTTTGAGAATACCAAAGACCCTTCGCTTAAGAATAAGATATCCCAACTTGATAACCAACAAATGGCAATCAAGATTCTTATGAACTCACTTTATGGTGCTTTGGGTAACCGATGGTTCCGGTATTTCGATCAACGTGTTGCGGAGTCTATTACTATGGCTGGACAGTTAGCCATTAAGTGGGCAGAAAGAACCGTCAACGACGAGATGCAAAAACTTCTTAAGACGGAGGAAGACTATGTTGTTGCGATCGATACCGACTCAGTATATATCCGAATGGAATCCTTGGTCGAAAAGTTCTCTCCCAAGAATCCTGTTAAGTTTTTAGATAACATTTGTAAGGATCATTTTGAACCTGTTCTGACTAAGTCGTATCAGGAGATGGCTGACATGACTGGCGCGTATGAAAACCGAATGGAGATGGGTCGTGAGGTAATCGCGGACAAGGGTATCTGGGTAGCCAAGAAACGATACATCCTCAACGTACATAATAATGAGGGTGTCCAGTACGCAGAACCTAAACTAAAGATGATGGGTATCGAGGCAATCAAGTCTAGTACTCCTATGACGGTCAGGGATAAGTTCAAGGAAATCTTCCACGTTATTATAAATGGTAGTGAGAGTGATACTCAAAGTTTTATAAGAAACTTCCGCACAGATTTTCGTACTCTTCCCCCAGAGTCGGTATCCTTCCCTCGGTCTGTTTCTGATCTTAAGAAGTGGAGAGATGCCAAGAGTATATACTCAAAAGGTACTCCCATACATGTTCGTGGTAGTTTGTTGTACAATGATCAGATCAAAAAACTTTCCCTCGATAAAAGATATGAATATATTAAGAATGGTGAGAAGATCAAGTTTTGTTATCTTAAGATGCCTAATCCTATCAGTGAGAACGTAGTATCCTATCCTCAGTTCTTACCGCCCGAGGTCAATCTACATAAGTACATTGACTATGATAAGATGTTTGATAAGACTTTCCTTGATCCATTGTTACCTATACTGGAGGCAGTTGACTGGTCA